TGAGCGAGGCTGCCGGGCTCCTCCAGGCCGAGGCGAAGAAACCTCACGTGCTGCCGCCCGGCGCCGACCTCAGCGCGGCCGAGGGATCCGAGTCACCGATCTCGCGGCTCGTGCACACGGGCGAGCCGGGATGGGATGATGCGTTCGAGAACCTCGTGATCCGGCCGCTCGGCGTGGGTGGCCGCTGGATGTTTCATCGGACGGCGAGCAAGGTAGGCGTGACGAAGCTGATCGCGGCGAGTATGGCTGTGCACCGACTCGCCGAGCGAGAAGATCTGTCAGGCTACGATCCGTTGGCATACCTCGCGTGAGAGGATCGATCCGTGACACGCCTCGTCGGGTACGCGCTTGAGGCGCTTCCGCTCGTCGGGCTCCTGCTCCTCGCCCTCGCGGCCGGGCTCGCGTGGGGGATCCCGGCGCTTCTCGCAGGTCTCGGCGCGGCGATGGTGCTCTATTGGCTCATGCTTGAGTACCTCGGCGACGACACGCGCCCGGCGCCGCGACTGGAGGTCGACGAGTGAGGCTCCTCGGTGCACGATCCCGCGGGTCGTCCGGGCCGGCGCAGGCGCGGTCGGTCTCGCTCGCCGATCTCGGGCTGAACCGGACGTCGACCGGGAAGACTCCTCCGGGCTCGATCTCCTCGCGGACGGCGCTGCGCAACTCGGCTCTATGGGGTGGCTTGCGCCTGCGCTCGAACCTCGTCGCGACGCTGCCGTGGGTCGTCGAGTTCGAGAGCGCGCCGGACGAGTGGTCGCGGGTCGAGGCTCCGCCATTCTTCACGGATCCGACCGGCGATGACGAGATCTCATTCCTCGATTGGCGATGGGGCTCTCAGTTCGATACCGATGGGGTCGGCAATTCGTTCGCCGTGCTGCGCTCATGGTGGCGCGACACTGACGGCGCGCCGAGGATCGGGACGGTCGAGCCGGTCGACGCCGCGTGCGTAACCGTGCACGGCACGGGCGCGAAGGTGACGCGCTACACCTACGACGGGCGCGAGTACCTGCCCGGCATCGGTCCGGGACTGCGCATGGTCCACGAGCGGTCGTACACGAAGTCGGGCATCCCCTACGGTCTGTCCCCGATCCAGCTTGCGCAGTACCAACTCGCGGGTCACTTGAGCGCGCAGCAGCTCGGGATCCAGTTCATCACCTCGGGCGCCGCGCCGTCCGGGCTCGTGACGAACGATCTCAAGGATCTCACTCCGGAACAGATCCGTAACGCGAAGGCGCTCGTCGTCGAGTCGACCGCGAACCATGAGCCGCTCGTGATGGGGCGAGGCTGGAAGTACCAACTCGCCGACGTGCCCGCAAGCTCGCTCGCCTTCCTGGAGCAGCAGCGCGCGAGCGACCTGGAGGTCTGCCGGTACATCGACATCCCGGCCGATCTCGTCGACGTCGCGACCTCGGGTGGCAGCCTGACCTATGCCAACATCACATCGCGTAACCTCCAATTCCTGATCATGAGCCTGGGCCCGGCGCTCTCGCGGCGCGAGTCCTGGATCTCGCGCAAGGCGCTGCCGGGCCGGCATCGCTTCCGGTTCCTGCGCGATGCGCTCCTGGAGATGGATCCCGAGACGCGATCGCGGGTCATCTCCGACCAGCTTCGGACGCGCCGGCTCACTCCGGGCGAGGCTCGTGCTCTCGACGGGCGCGCGCCCTACACTGAGAGCGATATCGCCGAGATCGAATCGATCTATGGCAAGTCCGCGCAGTTCACCTCGGTCAGCTTCTCGGGCGCATTCGACGAGGGCTCGACCCCGAGCCCGGAGGAGGTTCTGCCGTGAGTCTCACGACGAGGGCTGCCGCGGCCTCGGCCCGTGCTGGAGGTATGGCGCAGCGCGCCGACCGACCGCGCTCGCGGATCGACCAGCGGTCCGGCGATGGCGTGGCGCGCGCCTGCGCCCGAGCCTCGATGGAGATTCGCGCTGCCTCGGCCGAGGGTCACCTCACCTTCGAGGGCGTCGCCTCGGTCGTCGACCGCGGGTACGAAATGATGGACATGTTCGGCCCGTATACCGAGATCGTCGGCCGCGGCGCCTTCGACGAGTCGCTCGCCCGAGCCGACCTCGACGTGCCGCTCGTGCTCGGCCACGACCAGATGCGCCGCATCGCGCGCACGACCTCGACGATCTCGCCGCTCGTCCTGAGCATGACCGACGAGGGTCTCCACGTGCTCGCCGAGCGGCTCGATCCGGCCGATCCCGACGTCTCGTATGCGGCCGGCAAGATGCGCGCCGGGCTCCTCGACGAGATGAGCTTCGCGTTCCGGATCGAAAAGGGTTGGTGGTCCGACGACTGGACGACCTACCTCATCGAGCAGGTCGACATTCACCGTGGCGATACCGCGCTCGTCGGCTTCGGCGCGAACCCGTACACGTCCGCGAACCTCGGCGCGTCCGGCGAGGAGAAGCTCGCGGCGCAGGTCGAGGCCGAGCGGATCTCCGCTGAGATCGGCCGCACGAGGCAACTCGCCCGGCTCGACGCGATCCTCGCCGAGGCGCGCGCCTGACTGATACGCTTCACCCGATCGATGCCCGAGCGAGTAGGGCGCTGCGGCCTCCTCTCGTCGACTGTCGAAGTTGGATCGTCACGCATTCATCCTCGACAGGAGGCACGACAATGACGCTCGCCGAGCGTATCGCCGCGGCCCGTGAAGCACTCCGGGCCGCACTCGCAACCTTCACCGAGCGACAGGCGGGGCTCGTCGCCCTGCGCGACCAGATCGCGACCGCCGCGGCCGATCTGGTCGAGACGCTCCGGGCCAGGATTGACGCCGAGGTCGCCGGGCTCGACGAGGCGCGGACGGCGCGTGACGCTGCCGTGACGGCGCTCGACTCCCTGGAGCGCGACGCGGCCGACGTCGCCGAGAATGCGCGACTCGCGCAGCGCGCTGCGACTCTGCCGGGCGCTCCTGCCGGCGCCGAGCGGGCGTTCGAGCCGGGCGGATCCGAGGAGTTGACCTACCGTCGCGACCAGGACCCGCGAGGCGGCAACTTCTCGCGAGACGTCCTCTTCGCCGCTCGTGGCGATGGTGGCGCCGCGGCGCGGCTCGCCCGTCACGCGGACGAGATGCGCGGCGAGTTCGGCCTCGACGGTCCCCGCGACCAGGCGGGCTCTCAGCAGCGCGCGGTCGGCGTGGCGAACGTCGCGGGCTACGTGATTCCGCAGTACCTCACGGACGAGTACGCGCCCGTCGCACGATCGGGTCGGCCGCTCGCCGACGCGATGCGCGGCGAGACTCTCCCCGAGACCGGCATGGTCGCGTACATCTCGCGCGGCACGACCGGGACGAGCGTGACCGACCAGGCCGCAGAGGCGACGGTCGCGAGCGAGACCGACTGGGACGACACGCTGGACACGCTCAACGTGCGCACCTACTCGGGCGCGCAGACGATCAGCTACCAGGCCGAGCAGCGCGGCATCCAGGTCGTCGACACGATCCTCTCGGACCTGTTCCGCGCGGCCTCGTCGAACCTGGACTCGCAGTTGGTCAACCTCGCGACGATCGGCCTCGATGCCGTCGCGACCGCGGTCACGTACACGGACGGTACGCCCACGTTCGCCGAGCTCTACCCGAAGTTCGGCGAGGCGCTCTCGGGCATCGAGACCGCGCTCCTCGACCAGGCGAGTACCGAGCAGTTCTTCGTCATGCACCCGCGGCGCTGGTGGTGGCTGAACGCCGCGACTACTGCCGTATGGCCTGCGCTCTCGCAGCCCGGCTTCCCTGACCACAACCTCGGCGTCAACTACGCCGAGCGCTACGGCGCAGGCTTCCGCGGCTTGCTGCCGAACGGCGCGCCGGCCGTGGTCACCTCGAACGTGCCGACGAACAAGGGCGCCGGCACGAACGAGGACCGGATCTACGGAGTCGACCGGCAGCACGCGATCCTCCTGGAGGAGGCGAGCGGCGCCCGGTACATCCGGGCCGACGCTCGGGTCGCCAAGAACCTTCAATTCGATCTCGTCGTGTACGGGTTCTACGCGCACACCTTCGCGCGGATCCCGCACGCCCGCGGCATCCAGGGCACGGGGCTCATCACTCCGACGTTCTGACAGAT